AGGGGTACTCGGCGGTAGGAGGCGGGCCCGGCGGTAGGAGGCGGGCTTCCAGCCGAAGGCCGGCAGCCAGGGCGCGCGGCGCAGCGCCTCGGCCGCAGCGTCGGCGGGGCCGGGCAGCTGCGGGAGGATGACGTCCTCGAAGGGGCCGCGGGTGCCGTGGGCGGTGCCCGCGTGCTCCGGGGCCGCCGGGGGGGGGCCCCCGATGCCGAGCGACCGGTGGAGGGCGTGGAGCCAGCGGGCCGCTTCGTCGGCGCCCAGCGCGCCGTCGTTCTCGCTGACCCAGGGGAGCTGGGCGCGGGCCGTGGCGTAGATGGCGTCGCGGCGGGCCCCCCGGCGGACGGCGGTGCTGAGGGCCTGGGCGTGCTCCTCGACGCGGGAGGCGGTTCGCGGGCCGGGCGGCTTGTCCCAGTTGCCGTTGACGTAGTTGGCGACGACTCGGGCCAGGGGGCCGTGCTCCCCGGCCGGCGACACCCAGCAGCGGAGGTACTCGCCGGCGTCCGCGGCGAGGATGCACTTGCGGGCGGTGGCGGGGTAGCCGATGGCCAGGGCGGTGCGCTTCCAGGCGGCGGCGGACTCGGTGCTGGTGTGCACGCTGAAGATGTCGTCGCCGTGGCAGCGGCGGTAGGTGGGGAGGTCGATGCCGGCGTAGGCTAGTTCCGCGTCGACGGTGGCGCTGTAGGCCATGTTGAGGACGGTGTTGTACAGGGTAGTGAAGCGGGAGCCGCTGAGGAGGCCGCCGGCGGTGCGGTGGCGCTGCCTGGTGGCCGGGTTGAGCACCCAGGTGGCGTCCTCGGCCGCCGCCAGCCAGTCCCAGGCGGCCAGGAGGTCGGGCAGGGCGGCGTCGCCCGCGTAGTGGTGGGCGGCCCAGGCCCGAGCCTCGCGGGCTACAGCCTGCAGCGCGTGGCGGGTGTGGACGGCGTTGAAGTCGGCGAAGTCGAACGAGAGCACGGCCCCGCCCTCCGCGCACGCCACGGCACGCTCGTGGGTGCCGGCGGCGTTGGCAGCGTCGCTAGCCCCGATGTCCGTGTGGCGCTCGAAGAAGGCGCGCTCGAAGGGCTGGGCCGCGTACGCGCAGATGGCGTAGTGGCGGAAGTCGACGCCGTAGATGGCCCGCAGCTTGCCGCCGAGCTCGTTGCGCTTGGTGTGGGGGGTGCTGAGCTGGGCGGGGGGCTGGGCGAGGGCGCGCCGCAGCCAGCCCGAGTCGAGGAGGGAGACAACCGACTGCTTGTTGGGCCGGGGGGTGGTGGCCGGCACGATCACGGCCGCCCGGGCGCGCATCCCGCCGGCGCCGCCGGCCACGGCCCACTCGTTGCGGCGGGCCCAGAACTGGTCCAGGGGCTCGAGGGGGCGGCGGGGCGCAGGCACGCTGCCGATGATGTCGGCGACGGCGTGGTGGACGGCGGCCTCGTGGGGGGTGGCGC